CTGACCACTTTCAGCCAGCCCTGCTCCTCTAATGCTGTCATATACTTGCCGACAGTCTCCCTTGACACGTTCACCATCGAGGCGATACGCTGTCTGCTAGGCCACACGGTTTGGCTTTCTGACCAGTTACCGTGGCTTCCAATGGCGAGGCAGATAGCCACCGCCGTTGGGTTCATATTAGGGCAGTCCCAAATCTGCTGCTGCCACTCTTGCATGTTCATTTAATCTCCTTCTAGGCGCTCTCTACACCTTGTACTTCCAGTATAGCATCTGGAATTCTAGTTGTCAAGTATACAAAGAGAGATGCCCCCTAGGACTTTTTCTAGTCCTAGGGGGCTTGAAGAAGAAACTAAATGAATAGGCTCTACGTCTAGTATAGCACAGGCAGGTTAGGTCTCGCCACCGCCTGAACCAGAAACGTTGTCTCCGGTGCCCTCACCTGTCTCATCGTAAGAATCGTGGTATGCAGACTGGTCTATTAGACCTTGATACCCAGCCCTCCAGATTTCGACGGTACCTTGATAAGAATGGTCTTCCATGCTAACGTCTAGGCTGCCCATCATATCTTCAAAAGAACCAAACTCGCCTTCTACTTCTAGAGCATCCATTGCCCAATCATAAAACGCATCATAGTTCCTGCTAATCAGAGTGTGCTGACCAGCGTTACCACACATACTAACCATCTGAGACATAATATCGTCAATGGCAGTCTCATCATCTGTGCCGCCAAGGCTAGCAAGACCCATTATGCAGGTACCTGTTGTGGGTTACGACGTAGTACGCTGCGGTGTCCAGCCAAAATTCCTTGATAGTCAAAGACAGGTTCTGACGCGGCAATGTAACGATTAACGTCATCACCGAATTCGTAGAACACATGCTGACCCTTGGCATCCTTCATGTTCTTAACGATTGCATTAAACAGCATTTCATCCTTTGTGTACAGATAAGTCTGAGCCGTACCCGGCACCAAGAGGCCGCTGTAACTCTTGTAAAAGGTTTCAGTGAACGTTCCTTCTGTAGCGCCGGGAATATTAAGCCATACATCAAATGTGAAGTTGAACTTAAAATAAGTGTACGGATTCATCAGTTATCATCCCTAGTCCAATCGTAGTTGTACCAGTGTGAGCGACGGTTGACTGTCTTACCAATCCTAACGCTCCTAGTACCTCGCCATGAAAGATTCTTCAAGGCGAAGCGTGCGGCACTAGCGATATATGGTGATGAACCATCGCTTCGGAACGTTACGTTACTACCGAAGTTAGACACAGAGGCAACATCAATCTGCTTGAAAACAGTGTCGGCATTGTCCTTCATGTAAACAGCCTGATATGCGGTAGCCTTAGCCAAATTTTCCTTGTCCGTGGCGTCATCAATCTGAGCCTCTACACGACCAACATAGGCTTCAATTAAAGCCTGAGCCATGAAGATATCATCGTTGGTGACCTCTTGACCTGTGTACTTAGCGGCGTCATCAATAGTTACAAACATCAGTTCTTACCTCCAAACTTTCTAACTCTAATAGTGTGTGCATCAGTAAACTCCTTGGTACCGTTGGCACCATCGAGTTCTAGTTGCAGCAAATACTCACCAGACTTATTAAATAGAGACCTGTCGGTCGGCCAACGCAAGGTTAACTCTCCGGTCAATGGCCCCGTCTGGTTTAGAACGATTCCAGTTACATCAACTTCCTCATTATCAGAGCCGAGTAGTCTCACTCTAAGTGTTGAAAAGTTGCTTAGTTGAATCGGTGCATTGTCACTATCAACCACATTGATTGGTAGTGGCTTGGATGGGATTTCTCCTACCCAGAATTCGCTAATAGCCATTATACGGCCTCCTTAATCTTTAATGTAATCTTTGCTGGTCGTGGCAATCTTAGCGTGATAGCCTCTTCACCAGCACTTCTTGTGGACGCGGCAGGCATAATACCTGTTGCAGTCATTGGTGTAACAACAACGGTGCGCTCGTTGCCCTGAGAGAATCTACCCTCTGCTGTCATCGGAGTAGCAATGTAAGAGGCGTTACCGCTCTTAGCCTGTGCTGACTCTGGCATCATAGCATTTCCAATCATGGCCTGCGCTACAACGACCGTAGAACGCTCTGCAATTGTGTTGGCACTTGGGGCCGTTGCATTTGCTTCCATCGGCGTAGCACGTACTACAGCGTCTCCTGCGGCCACTCTAGGTGCATCTGCCAGCCAGTAAATACCGCGAGCGGTCATTTCTAGACGTGGCTTGCTGATGACCGGGAACAACTGGTTAGAACGAACCATAGACAATGGAATGTTCTGTCTGGTCTTAATAGTAGAACCCTGCTCAATTTCCTGAATGCTACCGTCAGGCATGGTTACCTTAACAGTTCTGGTCTTTAGAGCAGCGGCGGTAACGGATAGAGAGGTTCTCGTCCATGAGTATTCCCACTGCATCTGCTCAGGGGTTTCAGGGTTGTAACCTACAGGCCAGTTTGTACCAACCTGTCCTTGCTGGAATAGATATGCCCCCTGTCCCACTTCAATAGCGGCCCTGATAAGCGGCCCAATTGACTCTGGTGCCGGGTGGTTGGCGAACATTGTGGTGTCAATAGGGATGTCAGAGTATGCCTGAACAAATGCCTGACCAAATGCCTCACCGATATTCTTGGTGTAGAACTGCGGCTGTGGCGCGGTCCAGCCCTCACCATTCTTAATATCTTCTGTGGTCTTGTCCAATGGGAAATTTTGTGCAAGCATGTATGGCGCAGTGTTATCGTTGTGGAATACGTTCCAATCAGAGTGGAACACGTTCCAAATGTTAACACGCTGGTATGGCTGTAGATAAATCTTATCAATCATACGACCCATTTGGCGAAGTATAGAGGCCATAGTTAGGTCTCGTACATTTTGGCCGCTAACAATAGCCTTATCAGCAATTGCTGCTTGGTCAACTGTGATTACACCAGTTTTCTCATCAAAAAGGGCCAACTTTGGAAAGCCTCCCTCTCCCGGGTCGATATCATCAAAGACAATAGGAATGTACAAACGCCCGTAACGCTGGTTAATCTTGTTCTGCAAATTGTTGAATGGGAATGTAGTCCTCTCCATAACCTCATTAATAATGCTTACTTGGTCTAGGGTTGCGCCGGATGACTGGAATACAGGTACGCCAGCATCTAGAACAAAGTCATCAACAGGAACACCTAGAGTGTTTTCAACATCATCTGGGCTACCCGGCAATACCTGAACGGGCAAGTCTAGACCTTCACTTGGAGTCTCAGAGAAGTTAACGAAGATACGCCCACCAGTAGAGCGACCATTTAGGATAGTTCCTTGTTCTAGAACAATCGTGGTTGCGTAATCCTGATAAGGGTTGGTGGTCTTCTGACCGTTAACGTACTGAGTAGAACCGAATGTAGTTACAACCAATCCGGCCTTTACGTGACCCGGTGGTGTTGCCCAAGTACCGTTGGTACGCAGGTAACGCAATTCAATGCTATCCATCCATCGAGGGTCAAGTGTTGGTGAACCTTGGAAAATATACTCGTCACCAATTTGTAGACCGTTCTCACGGTGTAGGTACTTGTAAGCGGCACCTTCCCAACCGTACTGGTCAGCGTCAACGTGGAATACAGCATCTTCAAGCATGTAAGATGGTAGGTCTGTTAGACCATTAACAATTGCACGAACGCGGAACTTGTTGTTACGGTTGTTGTCGTGGTAGAAGTAAGCCTTGCTTGCAAGGAATGATGGGTCAGTATTTGCTGGAACACCAATACCAGTAGCAAATGGGTTGCCAGTCAGACCGTCAGTACCAACAATATCCCACGGGAACTTCAATGCAGAACCGTAGTCGTAAAGACCAGCGGCACGGCCCTGTGCAGCATTGACCTTGTGCTCGGTTAGAGGCCCAACGAATTCAACCCTGTCGATAATGCCAAGGTCAATGGCTAGACGTGGGTTTGTTACGTATAGAGCAACGCCGTCTTCATTAGCGTCGCGAAGTTGCTGTAGCAGACGCTCGCGTTGGCCGGGGTAGTTAGCCTCGTACCAGTCAATTTCGTAACCCTCGTCAGGCCAGTCCTTGAACATAATTACGTCATATTCGGACAGGTCAACATCTGCTGAAAGGTTAACCAATGATTGCTCGTCAGTAACAGGGTCACGGTAAGCGGTGTTGTTCACCTTGTCGCGTGTAATGGACTTGGTGAACACCTTGTAGCCGAAGAACTCTCCTGTCTGCTCACCCAATGGCTCACCACCGGGGTATAGGCTACCAGTGTAGGTAGATGCGTTTTGTAGTTCAGGCATTGGGTCAAAGGAAATGCTTTCCTCAACCCTCTGTCCTTCCTTACCCGGCATTCCACCAAATACCTCGTCCTGACCTGTCCAGTAAAGGTATAGAGCCTTCTTCTGGTTGCCCTTGCCCTTAGCGTCTGTCATGGCTGCGCTAGCCTCCATTGCAGGCGCGTCAATTGGGCGGTAGCCAAAGAATGCGTAGTAGTTACGTGTAATGTCGTCTTCGCTGTGTGTGGTGTCAGCGTACCAAACCAATTCTGCAAGGTCGCCCTCGTAGTTTTGGCTTAGTGGAAGCGCTGGCAATACAGCAGAATCGAATGTTGCTGGACGGTTGCCGATGTAGTCAGGCATACCAATCCAAGACTGAGTGAAGTAACGACGAACGTCCATCTTGCCGTCAACCCAGATTTCTACACCGTACTCATCCCTAACGCCTGACTTAATACCAGAGCGAATTGTGATGTGGTGCCATTCATTGTCAGCAACGGTCTTGAATCCAACAAACTCCTTAGTGACAACGTTGGTTCCATTGCCCGCGTTTGTTCCGTACTGGTATGTACGATAACCCAACTTGCCATTCTGTACGAATAGTTCGGTTGCACCAGCGTTAGAAGCAACACCGTTTGCACCGACAGTTTGGTCAGCACCAGCCATGACGAACTGGTTTGCCTTGTTGGTCTTAATAGAGAATTCTAGAACAGTACGAACAACTGAATTGGTACCAATGAAGGTTGTTTCGTCAGTGTTAGAACCAAATGGCTCGTTCTGCTCAATAGAGCCTCCCAATGGGAAGTGAACAGCCTTGCGTCCCTCAGGAGCGGTCGCCTGATTAGCAATAGCACCGCCCTTGTAGACACCAGACGGCGTGCCCTCGGTTGCTCCGGTTACAGTGTCCCTAACGACAGAGCCGCCGTCTTGGAATCTCCACCAATACTTAGGTGCAAGTGCAGTAACCCTGTTGTAGTAAGGGTCTTCGTTCTCGTTCTGGTCGATTGAGATACCGTTGACAGATGATGGTGGTACCCACTTTGCGGTACCTGTCATTGCACCCGCATTTACAACAACACCAACGGTGGTAGATGCTGTTGCAGCCGGTGATGCAGCACTAGCCGTCATTGCAGTGGTGGTAGGCGCTACGCTGTATGAGAACTGTCCACCCGGCATGGTCGCATCAGCAGACATAGCCTCGGCAATAAAACCACCATCATGCTGTGCAATAACAGTTGCACTAGGCATAGATGCTGTAGCGGTCATTGGGCTGAGAACAGGAATAATCTGTACAGCGGCGGTTGGCATTGTCGCATCTGCGGTCATTGCATTAGCAGTAACAACAACATTGTCAATCTGGCTGTGGTACTTAAAGGTTAGGACTGGCTGGTTAGCAGGTGTTCCGTTAGAGCCAGAGGCAAAAACCATGCTTCCGCCAGTTGTGGTTAGCAAGAATCCGTACACAGTGCCCTGAGAAACCAATGCACTAATATTGTGAGTGGTTGACCCTGATGCCTGCGTTACATTAATTGGTGTGCCTAGGGTGTAGGAGCCGCGAGAAGTTGGCTTGCCTGTCCACGGCGCAAGAATTGGATAAATAGACATGCTACCGGCGTCACCAAACATCTTCAATGTGGCGGTATCAATAACAACTCCTGTTGGCAATGGCCCGAATGGCATTACCGAATCGTTATCGCTATCAATAACAAGAGAGGTTGTGTCAGCAGTAATTGTTCCAGACGCATTACTGTAAGAATAGTCGTCTCCCGGCCCTTGGGTGATAAGCGTGAACTCGGTAGAATTTGGCATTGACGCTGTGGCCGTCATAACGGTTGCAGAGACAGTCTTAGGCGAAACAGGGATTGCGATTGCCGTCGGCATGGCTCCATTACCGGTCATTGCTGAGGCAGTATATGAAACATTAACCGGATTGCCTGCGGTGTAGTGGGCAGCGATGCGGGTAGAGGACAAAGCCGTGTTGTAGACAGCAACCTCATCCATAGCGCCCTTGAAAAACTCGCTGGTGCCAGAGGCCGCACCAATATATGCGGCTCCTGTACCCATGCTGTAGGTGCTCTTGGAGGTCGTTGCGGTTGCTCGTGACACACCATCGACATACAGAGTTGCGGCGGTTCCGCTAACGGTTAGCGCGATGTGGTGCCAGTTACCGTCATCGACTCTGAATGATGTTCCAGAAGTCAGCGTGGTACCGGCAACGTAGGCTTCTGCCTGACCGGGATTGACGTTTCCAGTGATGTTGGAACCACGGACACGTAGCAAGACAATATCGGTACCGTCTCGTCTGATTAGGGTGTGATAGTCACCGGTCATACCCTGTGCGCTTGGAGCCTTGACCCAGCCCTCAAAGGTGTATGCGGTGCTCAGTGAAGGCCAAGAGGCCATTGATGCATAGTTGGATGTTCCGTTAAAGGACCAGCCATTTACCACTCTACCGGCGACTCCTGTGGTCACACCGGATAGAGTCAGTGTCCTGCTGCCGCTACCTGAATCGGTACCTGTTGAGGTTTCCATTTCGTAGTAGTCTACGGGAGTGTCAGTTAAGATTGTGTCTCTATATGCCATATCAATAAAAATAGCCTTGGCTATTTAGGTGCAATCAAGCACCAGCCAAGGCTAGTTCCTTTCTGTTTGAGAAGTCTGGGGATACGGCACTTAGAGAAGTACCGCCAATGCTAAGATGACGCAACGCAGTAGCGACTTGGCTTTCTGCCAAAGTCGTGAAGATTGAAACCTTCTTGACAACCAATACAACTGCCTCTGCCATATCTGCGGCAGCAGTCATAGGTGTCGCTACATACGTTGCGTCCATCTTAATGTCCTTATAGCCTAATCAGGCTACTGTAATCCTTACGATACCGGTGCTGTCCCACTGAACAGTGAAGTTACCGTTGGTTGAGGACTGGTCGGAACCAAAGTCCTGATAACCAATAAGCGCCTTCTGTCCTGCGGTTGCGCCAGAGTCGTCGTAGACAACTGCGTAACGAGCAGTGACGGTAGAACCCGCCCATACGGTGTCAGCAGCGTCTAGAATTAGAGTGTTTGTTGCAGAATCATAGGTTACGGTCTTTGAAGCCAAAGCCTGTCCACCAGCGGTGTAGCCGGTGCCTGATACCTCGTTAGCAGAAACGTCATCCCAATAGTCATGGGTGTCCTGATTTGGAGTGTATGCAGATGAGACAAGTGCAACCTTGATTGTGTCTGAGTCAAAGTCTACTTCCTTGTTGAAAGCAGCCTTAATAACGTTACCGTACAACTTACCAGCCATTTGTTATCAACTCTTTTCCAAGATACGGAAAGCATTTCCATCGCCAACAGCGAATCCACGCCTTGCACGCATCTTTACTTCACGCTCGTCGTAGTCCCAACGGAAGTCGGAGATTGCGCTCTCGACACCATCGCGGACACCCAAAATCATCTGACTACGTGAGCCGACAATTAGAAGTGGGTTTCCAGTTGGAGCCTCGGTAGCAGTCGTAGAAACGCGAGCACCAGAAGAGTAAACAACGTCAAGTCCGAAGACTGATTGCTGTCCACCACCTAGCGGCTCGGTAACAACGCGAAGACCTGCTGAATCCTTTAGGTTACGTAGGTAACCCTTGAAGGTTGGGTGAGCGATAATAACTAGGTCGTTATTGTAGTCACCAGCAGTCTCTAGACCTGCGAATGCATCATTTAGCATTTCGTAGGTTAGTGCGCCAGCAGTCAAAACGACGTTGCCAGCACTGGCAGCCTTAGCAGCAGCATAAACAGAAGTAAATGGTACAGAAGTACCCGGTCCTGTTGCGGCAGCAGAAACTCCCAAACATGCGTTGTCCAACTCCTTTGCAAATGCTGACGCCCATGATGCCTTGTAAGCAGCAAATGCGTCAATAACTGCGTCACGCTCGTCCTCAACGGAGATTGTGAAACGGTCGGCCCACTTGTTAGCCTCTAGCAATACGCTGTCCAGCGTTGCAGATTGCTGTGGAATCTGTGCGCCCTCGGCAACAATGTCCACACCAGTGTGGGCAAAGCGAGGTACGCGGTATGCGTCTGAAAGCATCTTGACCTTGCGGGCAACCTGCTCAACAGCAGACTCAGCATACAACTTAGTAAGCACTTCACTGCCTTGCTGCTCAGCAACCCAGTGGTTAGTACGGTTCAAGTCTGTTCTAGCCATAATTTATCATTCCTTTCATGTATTTTGATTGTTATGGTTTGGTCTCAACGGGCTGTCCAGCACGGAGACTGAACCATAAGCAAATCGTCCGAAATGACATATGGTTCGTTCTAATCTCAATGGTAGCACAGCCCTTTTCACAAAGGGAAATCAGCGACGACTAAATAGTGCGTCTACCTGTGACTCTGTGGTTGACTTCTGCGTATTAGCAGGATTCTTCTCGTGAATGTCGGCGCCACTACGTCCAGCACGCTTCTTTGCGTCAAACAGAGTCGGTAGGTCTTGCTTCAAATCCTCGATACGCTCATCAAGGCCCTGCACATTTCCATTCTCATCCAATTCAACACCATCGTAGTTAAGGTACTTGACGACACCTTGTACGTCTGGCAATCCGTCTTCTGACAACCTTGCTGCGACCTTGGTCTTTAGCAAATCATCCTTCAACTTCTGTACCGCTTCGTCTGAGAACTCATCTGCGGCAGCCTTTAGTTCGTCGCGCTCCTTTTCAAGAGCCTTCAATTCTGCACGAAGAGCCTTCAAATCGTCGTTGGCCTTGTTATATGCCTTCAAGAACTCTTCTTCGTTCTCAATATCTGCTAACTTTTCAATCTTGTCACTCACAATGTTACTCCTTCTGATACATCTTCTGGGTTAAGGCGGTCTGCGCGGGCATCTACTGTCCAACCATCCTTACGTGCTGCTTCTACTGCCTCCTGCAACAGTTCTAGTGTTGACTTGGTCTTGCGAGGCTTTGCTGCTGTCTTCTTTTCTGTCATTGCTCTTCAACGCTCCTTTCATCATTTTGTGTCTCGACACGAACTTGTCTTTCGTATCCTGCTACATCGCCGTTAGTGCGTTCTAATGCAGCCTCTTCGATAACTCTTTCAATTACCTTCTCGTCGTACCCTGCCTCACGCATTACCTGTGCAAGAGACAGACCAACGTTTCTCTTCTTTAGGTCGGCATCCAGACGCTCTAGATAGTCTAGAGACTCGATAGCCTTCCAGTGAACCTGAACATCGTCAATGATGCCCATAATCTCTAGTGCAAATGTAAAGATTTCTCTCCACGTCTGACCAAATGAGGCTTCACGGTCCTGCACCTTCTTAATTAGCGGTGCCTCAGCAACACGCAAGGCCTCACCTGATGGGACGTTTCCAGTCTTCTCAAAGTAGTGAAGTGGGGTGTTAGTGATGCTTGCTAGTGAGCGAACAGTGTCCTTAATTGGCTCCCAGAAAACAGAAGGGTCGGCGGCCTTGAACTCTCCAACCTTTTCGATGTTGTCCATGAACCAGACCTGTCCCGGCCCAGCCTGTAGACCGTCTGCATTTTCGCGGTCAGTGTCACCATCTTCAAAATTGTCAATGCCAGCACCCTCGGTGTCTGGACGTGTTAGCGCCCAACGCTGTGATGCTCCTTGATAATCAGTTACAAGCATACTTGTTACAAACTGCTTGTTAATGTAATCTTGGCCGTCATAAGCATCAAAGTGCTCTGGACGACCAAACGGACGCTGAGTGCGGAAGTGGAATACCGGGACCCGCCCAAACGGGTTGTCAACGGTGTCAATTAGGTTCCAGTTAGAGCCTTCTGTTGCCGACTTATTTGCAACGTGATACTTCTCGATGCGGTCAGGCCAGTAAACATTCATTCGTGTACCGTCGCTTACCTCCCACATCTTTACAGCATACAACTTCTTGCGTGGTGATTCTGGGTCATAAACAATAGATGTTGTCAGTGGTGAGTTAAAGGAAATCTCCACATCCCCATTCTCATCAGGCCACACCATTGCGTACCCGTCACCATAAGTCAAAGACTTGCGGTGAATGTCATTGGCCTCTAGGCCAAGTTGGTTGTTTCGCCAAATCTCATCAATTGCCGCCGTAGATGCGTCATTGGTGCCCTGAATTGCTGAGATATAAAGGCGGTTGTTAACGGCGTCAACAACTGGACGGCAAAAGTTCAACTGACCTTGTGAACCAGAATCCCAAAATGCCTTACGCAAAGCGCGAGAAGCAAACACCTCGGGAACATTACCATCGTAATAGTCCTCTGCCATTTCGTAATGATTTCGCCTGTCAATGACAGACAAAACTTGTTCTCTTAGAATCGTCATAATTCTCCTTAAATGTATTGTGCATGTCTAATTCCGACCTTCTTTGGCTTATGGTTAAGATATGTAACCGCCATTCCAAGCGAGTCCACAAGGTCGTCATGCCTTACATTTGGAAACGCCAGCATTTGTTCCTGCAATGCAGGGAAGTTGCGTGTGTGAAAAACCTTCTTCTTCACATAATAAGTGTGGGCCTGTCCAGCACGGTATTCCTTCTTGTCCGTTGCCCTAACAGAGCGATAAGCAACAGGAATGTCTTGAAATACCTGCTTCCACAGGTCACCACCTTGATTGGTTTCAATATACAGGATTTCGCATTCAAATGCACTCACGAGTTCAGCAACATGCTGTGAAAGGCCGTCAGGGGTCATCTTTACCTGCTCTGAGTGCCTAATATATGTGCGCCCATCACTTCCTAGGCTTGCAATTGTAATACCCGTGAAGTCGCTTCTCTGCTTAGTGGTAACGGCGGGGTCTAGAGTGATGATTGTCTTGACGTATTCATCATCTTCTAGAGAGTCAAAAACAATGTCTGACTCTTCCCAGAAGCCACCATCTAGACCAATTGGCCTGTTTTGCATGTTCATCTGGAACTCACGAGTGCCTCGTTCCTCGTTAAGATAGTCCATAGACCACCTCTCGGGCCAAAGGCTGTATTCTCCACCGTCTTCATCGGTCATAATGGCAGGCCAGTAGTGAACTTGAATGTTCTTGTCCACCACCCAGCGCATATCAGGGTCAACCTCTTCCTTAAAGGCCAACTTGTTCCACTCGTTTTCAGCCAAATAGTCCTTCTTCAACTCTCCGACCTTACGCATCTGGTCAATAATTGAATCAGGCATGGTTGTGGTGCCAATAAAGACCTTGTGAGCCGCAGAGTTAAGGTACCAGTGAGACGAAAGCAGTGTGTTCAGCCTCTTCTTGGCCTCTGCATCAGAATAACGAGACATGTCAGGCTCGATATCGTCAAAAATAAGCACCTGTGGGCGAATGCCATTGACATTAGCACCAAGCACGTTGTTGTCGGCCCCTGCGACCTGTAAAACAAATCCATTGGCCCTATGTGTCAAGTTCCTATTGTCAGAGTACGCACGGGCCGATTCTGAGGCTCTGGCAAGGTCACAGAAGGCAGGGAAGTCAGCCTTTAGACGCTCATTGGAGTTGATTTCCATTTTGAAGTTCTGTAGCCAGTTCTTAGCCTGTGTGTCAGAGTCAGAAAATGCCATTACATAGGACTGGTGCTTGTAGGCTCCAATCCAAATTGGAATGATGTGGTTAATCCATGTTGACTTGCCCGTCATTCGTGGAGCAATAAAGCAGTCGTGATGCGGGGTATGGATATCAAGTGGCTTAACAAGAGTCTTAGCATAAGCAATAACGTCTAGGTGAAACTCATTAAGGGTAACGTCACTGATTGTCTGGCCCGCGTCTGAGTCATACAACTTGTGAGGCATGTAGATGACAGCAAACATCAATGGGTCATACTTGCACAAAGCCCTTCGGCCCTCTGGTGTAGACAGCAGCCTTGAATCAAAGTCAGGCAATGCTTCTATCAACTTCATGAATTCTCCGTTCTACCAAAAATAAAAATGGCTCTTCCCAGATTCTCATGTTCTGGGGAAATGTTTCTTACACTACGCATTAACTCTAATCAATCTGCCTTTAGAACTCGATTTTGTGTGTCTTGATTAATCTTTTCTTGATTCGCAATCAGTTCATTCAATTCCAAATCTTCTGTGAAGTGTGACCTATTCTCTACAATGTCAGTAGACTTACCTTCAATAAGGTTCATAGTGTTTACAAACTTCATGTATGACTCACTAATCTTCTTGATATCATCAGCAGTAAGGTTATCTGAATTAAGCATTTCCATAACACGTTCTAGTCCTTGTTCACCAATGGCAATCTTAGACTTCTCATTAAAGGCTTCCTTCATAGCGTTAGCCATAGCCTTGACTTCACTGATGATTGGGGCCTCAATACCCCTTGCTTCGAACCATCTGTTACCAGTAGCCCATGAATTAGGATAACCTAGTTCTCTGATAGCCCTACTGATGCCTTCTGTCTTGGCTACCTCAATAAAGGCTTCTTGTTCTTCGTTACTGTACCTTTTTACCGCCATTTCGGGTTATTTCCTTTCAAAAGTTTTCGATTTGTGGCTTTGTGCTTAAGCCCCCTTATGTAATTAAGCATGTACTCAGCATGTCTAAGCATATATCTAAGCATCCTGCTCATCATTTTCTAGCCAATCAGGCATCCAGTCAGCATGAAGCCCTGCACGACCTTTAAGATACATCACTAGTTCTTCTAGTTGTTCTCTGTCTAACTCTTTTAGTTCCATGCTCTATTACTCCTGTCTGTACTAGTTGTTGTCTACATGTTGAACAATACACTTCACTATCTACCGCCGCTTCTGTCATGAAGCCACAGCAGTAAAATAGTCCTTGTACGGTGTGAGCCACTCTTATAGGATACCATTCCCACATTCTCAATGCATAACTATCATCTAGGTTGTCTAGAACTACGACAACCTAAAGACACAAAGAAACACCCTAGGGGAGCGTTGCCGAAGACAACTGAGTGTTGCTCAACCCTAGGGTGTTTCAGTGACAGAGCCACAGAGGTATGAACCAGATTCCTCTAATGGCACTCTTCAATTATAGCCCAAACCATCATGCCATGCATACCCGCCGTCTCTGTCTCTGTGACAAGGTACACAGTATGGGTCATAGTCATCAACATTCAAACTCCATACCCGACCCTCATCTTCATAAGTGTGAACAGCATTAGGGTCAAGGCTCCACTCTCTTGCTTGGTCACCACACGCTATGCACCTGTGCTCAGTGGCCTTTCCCTTAACTGCTTCTACTCTTAGGTGTGCTGCTCTATAACCTACCAACTCTTGTCTTTTCCTTCCTCGTCTACCGCCCGGTTCACTAGGCTTTGTGTAACCCATCATCACATTGTAGTGAGACCCGCACAGACCCCTTGCTCTAGGACGCCTCTCACAGCCCTCTGAGGCGCACTGTGCGTCCTTGTCAATTAGTTTGCGGGTAGTTGTCCGTCTGCTTTTAAAGTAGTGCTTACAACACTTACCCTTTGCATAGTAAGCGCCACCACATTCATCACAATTCTTCATTGCCCAACTTACTCTTGCACATCAAGTGGGTTGTGTACTTTAGTTCTGGGTTGTACCAAATGATGTCACCCTTCTTAATCGTACCGCCGCAGCCGTAGCACATTGACTCAAACCTAGCGGCCATTACAAACCATTCGCCCATTCATCTACTCTCCTAATAGTTTATTGATTACTTCATCAATATCTGGATTCTCTGCCAAGATATCGTAATATTCCCTTAACTGCTCAAACGCCTCTGCAATTACCTCTGGCATCAGGGTCTGACCTCTAGCATAGGCATCGCGTTGTAGGTTTTGCAACCAGCCTATAAACGCTTTCTTGAAGAACTCGACTTCTTCGTCAAAGTCACTCGTCACGTCTCTCCACCGCCTTGTCCCTTAGGTCATAGTAATCCATTCTCCACCTATCCACTTCTTTCTCCAACTCTCTGTTCTCAGCCCTGAGGTCTGCTATCTCTTGCCTAAGTTCATTCCTTAGGGTTGTTGCCTCATCAATCTTTACCTTATTCCTGCCTAGCCACGATTCCAGCACCTTTAGCCCCATGCCTCCACAAACTGTACCTATCAGGGCAATCCATGCTGGGTCTAGGTGCATTGCTAGTCCTTTAGTTTCTTAACCGCAAAGAAGTACCATGACCAAAATGCTACCTGAGGCAGAGGGTAGATAATCATGGCAAACCAAAGCCCGCCTGTTAGGTAGAGGACTGTCATATAAGTCCATGCAAGGAAGCCGAGCATGGCCGCAGCGGTACCGAAGTAATAGTGTTCGGTAATCATCACACAAATGTTCATAGCAGATAGCACCAGTAACACTATACCGAATGGTACGACTAGATGCGGTGCCATTGAAACGAAACTGATTGCACCAACGCCTGCTACGTTAGATAGAAATGTGAACACTATGCCGTTAACGAGATTGATGACAAAGAAAATCTGTGCCAAAGGGTTCAAGAACTCTGCTGGTGCTCCAAACTTTACTCTATCCATGACTTCAACCTCTCTGGTGTACCGTGCTTTCTGGTGTACTCAGTCAAGAACGCCTTCATGCACGCCTTGATGTAGTCTCTGTCCATTGAATGCAGAGGAAAACTGCCAGCAATTCCCTCTTTACCGCGGAATGCTGCCACACAAAGCCTACTTTCTGTTCTTTTTGCCATTGTACTTGTCCTCCGTAATCATCCTTTGGTTCGCTTCTATGGCGTCTGCGACTCTGTGCAAAGACTGAGCCACGTCTCTTGGATTGAGCCTTGTCGTCTTGTAGTAGTGAATCAAGGCCAACTTGGCAACCTCATCAATCAGTGCAATTGCCTCATACTTCTTCTCGTATGCCACCGGTACCACAATCTCTACAAGGCCCTGTGAGCCAACTTTAAATTGTACGGTACCCGAGGTCACATTCCTTTTTGCTAGGCTCTCAGACACCATTGTGGTCTCCCTTGGTGGCATTGTGGCACACCTTGCATCTGCTGTAGTACGAAGACTTGCCAGAACGCTTGTAAAACTCGCCGACTCTCTTCACTTCCTCACAGTAATTGCAACGCCTGTATCCTTCAAGACCAATGTCTGACTTCTGATAGACCTTTAGAGGTCTCAACTCTTGACCGTTGTAGTCTTGCCATAGGTGACCAGAGCAAAGACCACGAGCGTGTATCTCTTTGGTGCATCCTTCGAAACTGCATTCATTCATTAACAAGCACCTCCTTAATCGCGGCCTGTGTTCTAAAGTTAGGTCGGGACTCCTTTACGTACCACTTAGGGTTAAGGCAAAGTTCCCTGATTTGCTTCTTCTGTTCTAAAGTTAAGGGAAGGTGTCTAATTGCATTGATGTAGGAATCTACTTGTTCTAGTCTATTGAACACTGCCACCTCTCCTAACTTTTCATCTTCATCAGTTAAGAGGACCGGCTCGTCAGAGTCGGGACTCTTCTTGGAAAGTTCATTGGAAAGTTCTTCTGGTAAGTTCTTGGTAAGTTCTTGTCGTAACTCTAGACAACCTAACCCGTCATCTACGACAACCTGCTTGTCGTAGTTCTCTACAACCTCATCGACATCTACGACAACCTGATTCACATTGGAGCCTCGGTTCTTAACTGCTAGGTTGCCGTAAACTACGACAACCTCGGGCTTGCACAACTCGTACTCACGAACGTTGTCCTTAAGAATTCTGACCACTTTCAGCCAGCCCTGCTCCTCTAATGCTGTCATATACTTGCCGACAGTCTCCCTTGACACGTTCACCATCGAGGCGATACGCTGTCTGCTAGGCCACACGGTTTGGCTTTCTGAC